GTGCTGGTCGTGGGCTATATAAACTACCAACTGCTAATGTTTCCGCAGTTGATTTGTCTGCCCAAGTATTACCCATGAAGAAAACCGAAACTGCACCTGTTGCACAAAACCGAATCGCTAATGTATCTACCGATCTTGAGACTGGAAATCTAGTCCCAGAAGTGTATAAAAATTATGTCCCCTTTGGCAACTATGAAGATTTGCTGGCTATCGTAAACAGTAAACAATTCTTCCCTATCTTTATCACTGGTCAATCTGGCAACGGTAAAACAATGTCCGTTGAACAAGCCTGTGCCAAAGCAAAACGCAAATTCGTTTGTATCTCAATGACACCAGAAACCGATGAGGGTGATTTGCTCGGCAACTTTGTTTTGATTAACGGTCAGATGGAATGGCGTGATGGTCCTGTTACTACAGCCGCCCGACAAGGTGCCGTTTTCTGTATTGATGAAATTGATTACGGTGCACAAAACTTGTCCTGTTTGCAACGGGTACTAGAAGGTAAACCTTTCATGTTGAAGAAAAAAGGCGAGATTGTATATCCTAGCGAAGGCTTTACAATTGTTGCTACAGCCAATACAAAAGGTAAAGGCTCAGAAGATGGTCGCTATATGTTCACCAACGTATTGAACGAAGCCTTCTTGGAACGTTTCTTGAATACTTATGAGCAAGAGTTTCCTCCTGTTGCAGTTGAGCGTAAAATCATCAAAAAAGAATTGACCTCCGCTGGTCGTACCGATGATGAATTTGCCGAGAAACTTGTTACTTGGGCTGATGTAATTCGCAAAACTTTTTCCGAAGGTGGTGTTGATGAAATCATCTCCACTCGCCGTCTGGTACACATTTGCAAAACATATGGTGTGCATGGTGACCGAATGAAAGCAGTATCATTGTGCTTGAATCGTTTTGACACCGATACCAAAATGTCTTTCCTTGACTTGTATACCAAACTTGATGCACCAGCCAAAGAAGAAGATTCTGTTAAAGTGAATGTACCTTCACATAATGAAGAAGTACCATTTTAATTGATACATTTACCATCAAGAGTATTGACTTACTCTTGATGGTTTGTTATAATTATGAATCTTGAGAATGACCACCTCTCAAGTGTATTCCTAAAGTGTGGTTTTATTACGGAGTTTTATTATGTCTAAAATGACTACTAAAGAAAAAATGCTTGCCGCTTTGAGCAAGACTGATGGTTACAACACCTTCACCACTGCCCAGGCACGGGCACGTTTCGGCATCACCAATGTTGCCGCACGTATCAACGAATTGCGTGAAGATGGACATGCAATTTACACCAACAGCAAAACTCTTGCTAATGGTCGTAAAATCTCCTTCTACCGCCTTGGTCAGCCAACCAAGCGCATGGTTGCAGAAGGCATCAAAGCCCTACGTGCAAAGGGTGTTAGCACTTTTGCCTAATCCTTAGGCGATTGCTAAGAAGGATGTGATATATACTTGTATCACATCCTCTTTTTTATGGATAAATTATGGAAATAAAAGTTAAAATTGAAGACTTGAAAAAGCATAAATTGTTTGTTGCGACACCAATGTATGGCGGCATGGCTCATGGCATGTATGTTAAGGCTTGCCTTGATTTACAAGCACTCATGTCCAAGTATGGTGTTGAAACACGATTTTCGTTTTTGTTCAACGAATCATTAATCACACGGGCTAGAAATTATTTGGTAGATGAATTTCTCCGCTCTGAATGTACCCATCTACTGTTTATTGATTCTGATGTTCACTATAATCCACAAGATGTAGTCGCACTTCTAGCACTTGATAAAGAAGTTATTGGTGGTCCTTATCCCAAGAAAGCTATCAACTGGAACAACATCGCACTAGCCGCACGTAAACATCCAGACTTAGAACCGCAAGAGTTGGAAAATCTTGTTGGCGATTATGTTTTCAACGTTGTTAAAGGCACACAACAATTTTCAGTAACTGAACCTCTAGAAGTTTTAGAGATTGGTACTGGCTATATGATGGTCAAGCGAGAGGTGTTTCCAATCTTGGAAGAAAAATATCCTCAATTACGTTACAAACCTGATCACGTTGGGCAAGCACACTTTGATGGTTCAAGATACATTCATGCGTATTTTGATACAGTAATTGATACACTTGATAGCGCAACGGGCGGTGGTTCTGAAAGATACCTAAGTGAAGATTATATGTTTTGCCAATTATGGCGTAAAGCAGGTGGTTCTATCTTCTTGTGCCCATGGATGAGAACACAACATATTGGCACATATCCTTTCACAGGTAATCTGGCTAAGATTGCTGAATTGACGGGTAAACTGTAATGGCAAATGTCTGGGAAGCACAACTTGATGCTATTACAGTATCACAGACTGCAACTACAGGCGGCCGTAAGTTTGACGGAAACAAACTAGAATATGGTTTGATTCCGCCTCTTGCTCAACAAGAAATGGTAAGGGTTCTTACTTTTGGTGCTCAGAAGTATGAAAGAGATAACTGGAAAAGAGTTCCCGATTCCAAACGCAGATACTTTGATGCACTGGAACGCCATATATGGGCATGGAAAATGGGTGAGCAACTAGACCCAGAATCAGGTATACATCACCTAGCCCATGCTATGTGTTGTCTATCATTTTTATTTGAGCATGATGTTAAGTATTCGCTTGACAATGCTGAATGAATGTTGTATAATTAAATTTTTTTGGAGAGTATATTATGAAATTGTCTAAAGACACCTTGAGTGTATTGAAAAACTTTGCATCTATCAATGATGGAATTATGTTCCGTAAGGGTAGCGTATTGCGTACCTGTGACGCATCAAAACAAGTATTGGCTGAAACCACAATCTCAGAAACGATTGATGAAGATTTTGGTATCTATGACTTGAATAAATTTCTTGCAGTCCTAGGATTGCATCAAGATAATTCACAGCTTAATATTGATACATCTACTAAATCAGCAGTTATCAATGACAACACTGGTCGTAGTAAAATTACATATCGTATTTGTGATGCTACTATGATTAAGAATGCATCCGATAAGTCTGTTAAGATGCCAGATCCAGAAGTAACATTCACTCTTAAACAAGAGGATCTAGAATTCATTTTGCGTTCCTCATCCATTCTTGGCACACCACATATTTCGGTAACGTCTGATGGAAATAAAATATTTGTTTCCGCTCTTGATGACAAAAACACATCCGCACACAGTAATGAACTTGAAGTTGCTTCCGGCAATGGAAAGAAATACAAGATGCTTTTCAAGACTGAGAACATGAAAATGATTCCTGGTTCATATGAGATTTCTATTTCTTTCAAAGGTATCGCACACTTTAAGAACACCACAAAGCCCTTGCAATATTGGGTTGCTACAGAACTAGGTTCAACTAGCGAAGGTTGATTTTTTGAATTTTTTTATTATGGAGTTTTTATGCAACATTTATTGTGGACGGAAGCACATCGTCCCAAGACTATTGAGGAGTGTATTCTACCGGAACGCTTGAAGAAGCCGTTCCAAGAATATGTTAATTCGGAAAAGATTCCACACCTGTTACTGTCTGGCGGTGCAGGTGTAGGAAAGACTACTGTTGCGAAAGCAATGTGCAATCAGATTGGTGCTGACTACATTATGATTAATGGTTCAGATGAATCAGGCATTGATGTATTTCGTACCAAGATTAAAGACTTTGCATCGTCAATGTCATTCACTGGCGGTCGTAAAGTTATCATCATTGATGAGGCAGACTATCTAAATCCAAACTCAACCCAACCAGCTTTGCGTAATGCAATGGAAGAGTTTGCATCAAACTGTTCTTTCATCTTTACATGTAATTTCAAGAATCGTATCATTGACCCACTACATAGTCGGTGTGCAGTTGTTGACTTTACATTGAAGAATGATGAAAAGACAAAGATGGCGGCGCAGTTTTTCAAGCGCATTCAGTCAATTTTGCAAAGTGAAAATGTTGAGTATGAAGACAAGGTAATCGCTGAGTTAATCAAAAAACACTTTCCAGACTTTCGGCGCATCTTGAATGAGTTGCAACGCTACTCACAGTTTGGTAAGATTGATGTTGGTATTCTCGCACAGATTGGTGATATATCAATTGCAGAAATCACTAAGCACTTGAAGAACAAAGACTTCGGCGCAATTCGTAAATGGGTTGCTACTGCTGACTTTGATGCCGCAACATTGTATCGTAAACTGTATGATAGTCTTTATGAAGTATTGCAACCACAAAGCATACCTCAAGCGGTTATTATTCTAGCCGACTATCAATACAAGCAAGCATTCGTTGCTGATGCCGAGATTAACACCGTTGCATGTTTGACTGAGTTGATGGTGAGTGTGGAGTTTGTATGAGTGATTTTGAAGTACACCCAATTGGAACATCTACTGAGATTAAATACTCAAGAGAATTAGTTAAAG